ATCTAAAGCCGTGGCACGATAACCCTCGAGTAAATGACGCCGCAGGCCAAAAGGCACAGTTAATCAAGGAGAAGACCAATGAGTGAAAAAACCGAAGACCCACGGGGCATCGCGGCTGAATGGGTGGACATTGATATGCTGTCGCCGTGGGATCAGAACCCGCGGAAGAACGATGGCGCCATTCAGCTGGTCGTGGATTCGATTCAGCGATTCGGGTTTGGGGCGCCCATTCTCGCGCGAGCTGAGGATGCCCAGATCATAGCGGGCCACACTCGAGTCAAAGCAGCTCGACAGCTGGGCCTAGATAAAGTCCCGGTCCGATTCTTAAATCTAACCAAAGATGAAGCCGAAAAGCTGGCGATCGCCGACAACAAATTGGTTGAGATCGCAGACTGGGATGAGGCGTTCTTGGCGCAGATGATCCAGGACATGCCAGATGAGGATTGGGGATCGCTCGGGTTTTCTGATGCAGAGCTCAAGAAGCTGATCGGAGATGTGGAGGCCGACATCGATGAAGAGGACTTTATCGAGAACCTGGAATACCGAGTGATCGTAGATGTGCCCGATGAAGCAGCTCAGACAGAGCTGATGCAAAAGCTTGAAACGGAGGGATACAAGTGCCAACCGTTGATTTCGTAATCGAGCCGGGACTGTCCAACAGCATTCGAGCTCGCCAGGTGCGATCGATGTTCGATGTGCCAGCCGACAGCTCATGCAAGCTGAAGTGGAAAGGGAGCGTTCCCATTGAAGACTTCGCCTGGAACATCGGCCTTATCGTCGGGCCAAGTGGTTGCGGCAAGACCACGGTTGCCCGGCAATTGTTCGGTGAGTTTCAAGATCTGCGCTGGGACCAAGACAGCGTTATAGATGACTTCGCCGACAATCTGACGGTGGAGCAAATCGCAAAGATTTGTGGAGCTGTAGGCTTCAACACAATCCCGGCATGGCTTCGGGCTCACCGGGTTCTCTCGAATGGAGAACGGTTTCGGGTTGATCTCGCCAGGCGAATGCTTGAGCTGTCGGACCCGGTGGTGGTCGATGAGTTTTCAAGCGTTGTCGATCGACAGGTTGCTCGAATCGCTTCTCATGCTGTTCAAAAATGGACGCGGCGAAACAATCGAAAGTTCGTCGCCGTCAGCTGCCATTTCGATATCGTCGATTGGCTTCAGCCGGATTGGGTGCTCGAGCCGGCAACGATGGCTTTCGAAAGGAGGTCGGTTCAACAACGCCCAACCCTTAAAGGATGGGTCAAGCGAGTCGGTTATGAGCATTGGCAGCTGTTCGCTCCCTATCACTATTTGAGCGCAGAAATGAACAAGGCGGCAAGATGTTATGCGTTGTTCGTAGAAGGGACAAAACACCCGGTGGCGTTCACCGGCATTCTGTATCGGCCCCACCCGCGAACGCGAAACCTGGTGGGAATCTCCAGGACGGTTACGCTCCCAGACTGGCAAGGTCTAGGGCTAACTTTCATTTTGAACGACACAATAGGCGCTGGATACAAGGCGCTTGGCTATCGGCTGCATCATTACCCGGCGCACCCAAGTTTCATTCGGTCGCTGGCAAAATCGAAGAGCTGGAAGATGGTGCGAACACCGCTGGCAAACATGAACCGAAAGCAAGACAAGTTTAGGCGGCACAAAGGTGTCTGCCGCCCATGCGCGGTTTTCGAATACGTTGGGCCAGCTCTCGAGCGAGAAAGGGCGGCGCAGCTGATAACGGTACCAGGGGGATCCAAAATGCGGAGTAAACGTTGAGTCCACCAACGAACAAGGGAAAGAAGATCGACACCCGGCGAGCTGCGATCAAAAGCGAACGGCTGCGATTCATCGCGGGGCTTTTGCGGAAAGGCGTTCCAGTTGCCGAGGTTTATCGGGTCATCACAGCCAAGTATGGCGTTCATGATCGTACAGCTGCGAAATACCTTCGCGAACTCGGGAAGTATGCCCAGGGATATTTAGACGATAAAGGCGCAATCGAGGCAGAGATTTGTGCCGCCGTCGATCGACTCAAGAAGCGATCCCAGCGCGAGGACTCGGTGGGGAATCGAGCTGATGAGCTGCTCCTGAATATCTACGGGAACCGATCAGCTAAGGCGATGCAGCTCAACCTCGAGGCACAAAAGCTTCGGTTGCAGTCCGCGCAAGAAGAATTGACCAAGGAGCGAATCAGGCTTACGCGGTTTCAGGCGGTCAAAGCAGAAATGGAGATTGCACGGAACACGCATGCTCATGAAGAATTTCAAAATCTCTTGAACCAGATCGCCGACAACGGAGCTGTCGGGTTCGGTGACATCGTGGGCATGACCACCCTTCTGCTTCGACGCGAGCTCGAGGCAGAGCACGGGCCAGATGTCGGGCGGGTGACCAGCTTCCTAAACCTGCTTTATCGGATCGCCGAAGCCAACCCGCCAACAGAGCTGTCAAACCAACACTTCTTGATCCCAGCTAATCTGTTCGACAAGACCGCGCCAGATCTTGGCGATGAGCTGATGCCACGATGAGCGGCCCAAGCAAAATCGGCCCCAAGGCAGACCTGGGGATGAATAGCGTTCGACCTGGAAAAGGGACGATGAGCTGGGAAGAATTTCGGCATTGGGCTGGGAAGCGAAAAGACCGAATGGCTGTTTTGCGCCTCATTTGCGCGGCGACGGGATATCAACCGCTGCCGCATCAGCTGCGAGCCCACCGAAGCGGCGCGAGACACAAGTTGCTTTTGGGTGGCGTCGGAAGCGGAAAAACGTATTTCAGCGTGATGGAGATGTTGATTCTGACCATCTTGAATCCAGGCTGTTCATCCGCGTTCTTCGCTCCCACGTTCGATGCTGTCTGTCATGTTCTGCGGCCCGCGTGGGAGGAAGCTGTGGACGCGATGGCCCGAATCGGCTGCCCAATCGAAAGATCGTATTCGCGATCGATGGCTCGAGCTGACCTGGTGGGCGGCGGATCTTGTTTCTGGCGCTCTGCGAGTCGAATCGATTCATGCCGCGGCTGGACGTTGAGCCATGCCGCAATTGATGAGACGGAAGCGATGGTTGGATCGGATCCCCTCTACGTTCACAACACCGTGAACGGGCGGTTGCGTGAAACCAAAGCCTACGTTCATCAAATTCATCACACAACCACGCCGAAAGGCTATCGGGGAATCCCACGACTTTATCATCAGAAGAGAATGGATGAGCTCGAAAAGCCAGACTGGTGGGCAGCTCGCGCGCCGACTTCAGCCAACCCGCATCTGCCGCCTGGTTTTATCGACAGCTTGAAATCAGGTCATAGCAAGCGATCGTTCGCCGAGGAAGTGGAGGGGATGATTTTACAGCCAGACAACCTGGTTTTCCCAGAATTCAACAAGGCAGATCACGTTCGACCGTGGGCTTACGATCGTTCGCTGCCGTACCACATCAGCTGCGACTGGGGATATGCTCACCCATATTTTATGTGGGTCCAGGAGCATCCCGACGAAAGCTTTACCGTATTCGATGAATTTCATGACAACGAGGTTCCGATTGGCTTACAGAAGCAGATAATTATCAACCGCTGTAAAAAGTTGGGGAAAGATCCCAGCTGCGCCGTGGGAGACCGAGCGATCAGAGACATGATGTCATTTTTGATTCACGAGTTTCCGCGGACCAAGGTTGTGCGGATGAAGTCACGAAAGGAGCAGAGCGTTTTGGCAGGCGTGGAAACCGTTCGAGCTTTGTTGGATCCCATCGTGGGAACCCCTCGGTTCTTCGTTGCCGCGCATCTCGCTCAAAACGAGAAGGTTCCCAGATCTCTGATGCATTCATTCTACAATTATCGATGGCGTGTTGACCGAGAGGGCTTGATTACCGATGAGCCGTTCAAAGACAACGTAACGGACCACGCAATGGATTCCGCTCGAATGCTCTGTGTTGCACTTGCCTCTGACAAACGGAATCCTTTCATGGTAGGCTCTCAAGATGCAGTGGATTTTTTCCGATACCCTCGCCGTCATCGATAGAACCGCATGGGAGCAAAACGTTGAGGCTCTGAATAAGTATCTTCGTCGAAATCACGAAGACACTTTGGAGCAGCTCAAGATGCTTTACCCGCGAACCTGGTCATCACATACCTTGCGGCCCGTGCCATTTGTTTGGCGAGTGGCCCGCGAGCTCGCGACACTTTATCGCAAAAGACCAAACCGAGAGTTTATCGGCGAGGCGATCACGCCAGAAATGCAAGACAGAATTCGGGACATCTATCGAGCTCTCGACCTAGATCTCAAGATGCGTACTCTGCAAGAGAACCTGGTGGCTTTGAACAACGCTTGTATGTTCTTTTTCCCGGTGGTTAAGCGGGATTTTCAGGGGGTGCAACCTGTCATAATTCCGCCGCATCACACTCGTTTTCAGATGAAAAAGGGACAAGCGATGTCTCTCGACATGCTTGACGTGGAGCGAGTTTGGTTGAAGCTGCCAGTTCATACGGATGCGACCACGGGAATGATCAACTATGGCGTAGCTGTGATAACCGAGACGCAAGCTTATTGGGAGGATGCGCCGGATCAATCTTTGATTGGTCAGGGCCTTTGGTTCGCAGACAAAAGCAATCCACTCGGGAGAATCCCCGCGATCTATCTTCGGGGAACTGAGCCGAAGCCTGGCGAGTGGACAGCTCCAACCGATGATGATTTGCTTGCAGCTCAGCGGGCGATTTCGCTTGGCTTCACCGATCTAGGTCAGATCGCGCGGCTTCAGGGATACATGCAGGGCGTAATGACGAATATGACCCAACAACAAGCCGAATCTCTCGAGGTTGGCCCAGAGTCGATCATCGGCTTAATGGAAGATCAGAGCTTCAATTATGTGGGTGGCAAACCGCCTCTGAAAGACAACCTCGAGAACCTCATCGAATACATGAACACGATGCTGGCCCACCTGGGTCTGAACCCTCAGACTTTTTTGAAGACCGCATCTGTGTCAGCCATTGCGAAACAGGTTGATCTGATCGATCGCGAAGCTGAACGACAGCGATTTGTCATCATGTTCGAAGATGCCGAGAACAAGGCATGGGAGTTTATTCGTGGCTGGATCAACGAGCTGCGAGGCAACGGCCAGGTGATTTATCCATTTGCTCGGGTGGAAGTTGAATACTTCGAGCCGGCGATTCCCGTGGACGTTCTGCATACAGCTCAAGCCGAGAGAATGCAGATTCACGATGGCACCTTGACCGCAGCTCAGATTTTGGCAAAACGAAGCGGCATCTCGATGGAAGAAGCCCGAGAGCAGGTGCGACTGAACCTTGAGGAAACGCGGGAAACGCTTGAGATCTTGGAGCCGGACGAAAGGGTGGCTCAAGGTCGAACGCCTGAATCCGAGCGTGAATTGTCGGTTCTATGATTGCGCCACAAATAAGGACTCGGTGGGAGGGCTATCAGAGCGATGGCAAGGGAGGCACCCGCGACCGCCTGAAGCTGTGGAACGAAGATATGCTGAAAAGCACGGCGCAGCTGATGAAGGTAGCCACCACAGTTACGATGGCGATCAAGCATCGGGTGATGACTAAAGGCATCAACGCGAGTGGCGGGAAGTTTTCGCAATACAACAAGACCAGCAAAATCGCAGTGCCACCTTGGTATCCTCAGCCACGCAAAGGGCGGCTGGCTCGAGCTCATAAGGCGAGAAACCCATACGCCTGGTACGCCAGCCGATACGATTATCAGCTGTCGCGCAAGTTGCCACCCTTCAAGAACTTCTTTGCCTCTGGCGGGATGTGGAAGGGGCTTCAGGCAAAAGCGATGGCTCCCGGTTGGATTCGGGTGCATTTCGCGGGATCTTCGCCACGAATGAAGGTCACCCGAGCGTTTTTAACGAAGCAGAAAGAAAAAGATGATTTAGGTGTTAAATCGCCGTCTCTTCAGAAGATGCAGAACCGAGCAAAGGCAAAGGGAAGCGCGAAGCGCGAAGGACAGGATTTGCTCGCCTTCAACAACAAGGAGGCGAAATTGTATTTGGATTTAATGAGCGAATTCGTTGGCTCTGCGGTCTTGG